GTGGATTTTAGAAAAACATTCGATACAATTCCTGAAAAGTTTGACAAATGGAGATCTCGCTACTGTGATGAACTATTTGCTGATGTAATTGATTACGCCAAAATTGATGCGATCAAAACAGTGCTTGAAATTGGTCCAGGAACAGGACAAGCCACGGAGCCATTTTTAAAAACAGGCTGCAATTATTTAGCAATTGAACTCGGGGAACATTTTGTGGAGTTTACAAAGAATAAATTCGGTCCTTATAATAATTTCAATATAGCAAACGGCGACTTTGAAATCTATGACTTTGGCACTCAAAAATTCGATTTGGTTTTTTCGGCGGCTACGATACAATGGATACCAGAGAAAATCTGTTTTCCAAAGGTGTATAATCTTCTTAAAAGCGGCGGAACTTTAGCGATGTTTATGACGTACACAGATGAAAAAACGTCAAACCAGGCATTGTATGATGAAATACAAAAAGTATATGATGAACATTTTCATGTTGAAACAAAATATACATGCAAACTGAATTATGATAATGTTGTCAATTACGGATTTGTTGATTACAACTATCGTGAGTGGAAAAGTACAAGAGTGTATAGCGCCGAAGAGTATATTGAATACTTAGCAAGCACCCAGGTCGAGCATATCACATTACAGGAGCCATATAAATCCAGCTTTTATAATGGAATTCGTGAAGCTGTTATGAATGCGGGAAATAAAATAATACTTAATGATACAATTGCTTTGTACTTAACGAAAAAGCCGTGATTGTAAATGAAATAAGACAAAGTAGGAAAATACCAATACATATAATTATAATTTGAAGAACTGCTAACCTCTATATTAGTTAGTAGTTCTTTTTTATATACAAAATTGGTCTTTAGCAAAAGCCCAGAATACCTGACAACTAAATGTTTCGCTTGATTTATAAAAATCATTGCAACATATTGACATTGTATACCCATATGGGTATAATGTACATATACCCCCATAGGTATATAATGCATTTTTTATTAGTTCGGCCAGTGTTTTTTTACATTTGTAATAAGAGTTGAACGTAATCAAATATCAAGTAAAGCTATACATAAGTGTGGGCTCAGTATAATTTATAATTAAATGTTTCGATTTTTTAGTTGGAGGAAAAACAAAATGAAAGAATGGCTCTTGTTTATACTATTTATTCTTGTTGGATCAGGGATGTTGGGTGCTGGAATTTTTTATTGGAAAAATGAAAAAGATGATCCGGATTCTGTAAAGATTTATAGAACAATTTCAATTATTGGAGCTGTATTGATTTTATTATCATTAGTATTTAAATTTGTGATTTAAACCAATTTGTTACTGGGAAGTTGAAAATCCAAATTCAACTTTCCTTTTTTTCTATCAAATATAGCTATTTTGAAGTATATAAAAATATGTGGGAAATAAATCTGAAAAGATGAAAGTAATAGGCGGAACATTTCGCTTACAAAAGCATCAACAACTTAAGTAAAAAGCGCCTTTTAGAACAACAAAAAAACCTCGTAAATACGAGGTTTTTTTTAAAGCTCCCGGGGGGACTCGAACCCCCGACCCACGCATTACGAATCAAAAAAATGGGCTTTTGTGCCGTTTGGTAATTTGAGGTAATGTCGATTTTTCATAGGTTTTATGCGGGTTTTCGTTAGGTGCTGTTTGTTAGTCAAAAGTATCGTTTTGCAACTTTGTTAGTCAAATGTTAGTCAAAAATCAGTCTGCTTTTCGGACTGAATCCAGTAGAGCAGACTGCATAATATTGGCTGCTTCGGTGTTCTTACTACGGAAGAAATAGGAATAAATATTTAATGTTGTTGTGGGGTCCTTGTGACCCAGTACTCCAGCTACAGATTGCGGATCAAGATTATTTGATATCAGGATAGCTGCAGCGGTATGTCTCAGGTCGTGCATGGTTGCGGCTTCCGGAATCTTTTGTGATTCATCTTCAGCAACATTTTCATTGAAGATTCGAATAACTCTTTTAAATTCATGATATGGACTGGATAGATTCATTTGTTTTCCGTTCGTTTGAGTGAAAATAAAATTATTATCAAAATCCTTTCCTTTATGTCCTTGCCAGCTATCGCCCTGCTCCAGATATTCTTTTTGTTGCTGCGCTTTCAATTTCTTGGCCATTTCCATGACGATAGGCGGTACGATGTTGGAACGGGAAGAATGCGTCTTTGTATCCTTCTGATATGTTTCACCGTCTACATAGGCCGTAGAGTTTTCTATGGATATTTCACATTTATCAAAATCAAGATGTTTCCAGGTAAGGGCCACATTTTCACCACGGCGGTCCCCGGTGAAGAGTGCTATATAAAAGTATACCCTCCATTTTAGTGGTAAGCGCCATTCCTGGGCGTATTCTGGAACGTGATAAGATTTCCCAGTATCATCTTTTCGATCATGAGCTTTACGCTTTACTTGAATAGGATTGTCTAGAGCCCACAGGAACCACTTTGTCTGTTCAATGGTAAAACAGTTCACCTTATACTCCTTCTTGGCTTTACGGCCCTGTTTCTGCTTTCCAGAGTATATAATGGGATTGATTGTTATGTAAGCCTCTCCAACGGCGTAACTCATCATAGCACTGACAATGGCAAGGTCTTTGGATATCGTGCCTTCTGACAGTCCACCTTTTTTACCGTCCTGGCGTGCGCCGTCCTTACGAAGAGAATCTGAATAGTCTCTTAGCAACCGGGCATTTACGTCTTTAATTTTGACATGTCCGATGCGTGGGAGAATACGAAGTTCTAATTTACGTTTATAATCGTGATAGGTGGTCTTTTCCAGAATTGGGGGAGCCATATCTTTAAGATAGGGTACAGATAGTTCCAAGAGGGTCATGCGTTCACCCTTTACATTTTTGCCGGCTTTTACGTCTCTTTCAAAATCCACTACGAATTCATTAAGTGCTTTTTCTATCTGACGTTTTGTCATTCCTGGCTCTGGTGTATAGGTATCTGTTTCGATTATTTGAGAACCATCAGTTTTTCGACCATTACTTACCGTGATCTGATAGGAGTTTCCTCTTTTTCTTATACTTGCCATGATATCTTTCCCTTCTTTATGTAGCATCCGAACACCTGTTTCAGGGTTCACTTTTAGAAGGATACCGTGTATAATATACTTGTTTGGGTGATCCGGTATCCTATGGTTATTGGGTTACATCTATTTGATAAGCTCTGGGAGTTCGCTGCTCCTGGGGCTTTTCTTTTATAATTCGATGTCAATTCCAGCTTCTTCAGCTATTTGCATAAGTTCTTGAAAATTTGTGCTGTTAAGGTGTTTCATTCTTCGATATCCCCCAAAAGATTTAGGAGAAAAATTTGGGAGCTGATAGAATATTTTATAATATTCTTTACGATCCCTATTCTTTTCTTCCCATTCTTTCTGTGTTTGGATTACTTCAGGTGTTTTTTCAATTAGGTTACGTAATGCAATGTATTTATGAGATGATTCTAAAAAACATTTTATATCACTTTCAGCGCTTTCAGCTTCTTCAAAATTCCCCATTTCCACGTTCCATTGAACTATTCTATAGTAGTCATGCTCAGGCCAAAAGATAGTACTATGTTTCATAAGTTCTATCATTTTTCTTAGACAAATAGAGCATAGATTAAATTTATTTATTGAATAAAGATGCCCGGCTTTCATTCGTACAATGTAATCAAGGCATTTAGTCACATCTCCAATAGCCCCTTCTTGTTTTCGAAACAAAGGAACGGGTAATATTCTTATATCTTCCGGATTTTCAAAGTCATATTGTTGTCCATCAGAAACAAAAAACCGTGCTTGGTAATAATTACGACCATCATCAGGATCAATTTTATAAAGTATACCATTCATGAAATATAATGTTTGATCGTTCATTCTACCTCCTTTTTGTTTAGACAAAAAAGAAAAAAATAAGTTATGGTAATGTTAATCTGTTGAATTAGAGATTTTATCCTTTTTAAGTATTTTTATCTGATTTATTGCTGATTCTAAGGCATTTGCTAAAAGTTCTAAAGAAATGCCGTCTAGTTTTTGATCATTAAAGTAAATATGTCCATTATCAGTTGAACGAATTAAATCAATCATTTTATTTAAATCCTTAGCAATATCCCATGTTTTATTTTCATAAAGAGAAAATTCTGGTGAAGTTATATAATCTCCCAATTCTATCCCATATTTATTTACTAATCTGTTAAATACATTTTCTGGTACTAGATCTTTAATACTGTGTTTTGCTAATTGAGCGGAAACAAAATGCTTAAAATCATAATGATATTCAAAGTTGAATTCTCTTAGCATATTTGAAAATTTTGCTCTTAACAAATTTTCCATTGCTATAAAAAGACTATCTTCATCTAATTTAGAATCATTAAGCTTTCGTTGGGATAATAATTCTTCTTCATCGGATTTTATGTAATTCCAACAAAATCCATATTTTTTAACAGCCTCTTCCCATTTTTTATGATATTCGGTGTGATTCTTTTCATTGCTATCATCAAGTGGATTATATAACATTCCACAATCAGGACAATATATACGATCTGTATTCCCGGTTAAATAGTCTATTGTAACATTAAAAAAATCCGCTATAAGCTGTAATTTATCCTGTTTTGGTGTGCTTGTACCATTTTTCCATTGTGTTAGTGTTGCTGTAGAAATACCAGTTTCTTTAGCAACTCTGTAAGCTGTAACACCTTTTTTATTTAATAGTTTTTCGAAAATATCATACATAAAGGTCCTCCATAAAATAGTTAAAAAATATTAGCTAATTATATTGACACCCTAATAAAACTATGATAGTATCTATGCATAGCTAAAAAATATTAGTTAATCATATGATAAAGCTAAGATTGCTAACTTATATAAAAAAACTAAAATCGACAATTAGTATTATATAAGGAATCTTAGCTATTGTCAATGTATTATTTTATTAAGGAGGAAAAATGTACCAGAAATTTCAAATCTTATTGGATCAGAGTGGTGAAACAGCGTACCAGGTAGCAAAAAAAACAGGCATTTCTACGGCTACATTAAGTAGCTGGAAAAAGGGAAGGTATTGTCCCAAAGTGGACAAGCTTAATCTTTTAGCAAACCATTTCGGAGTAACGATTGAGTATTTTTTAAAGGAGGACGCATGAACGAATTAACTGAAAAGAGAGCAATGGACACTTCGAGATTGACTCCTATAGAAATTGCCCTGGGGATTGATGATAAGGGAATGACAACGGCAAAGAAATTGTATGAGTTTTTGGAACTGGATAAAAGCAACTATTCTAAATGGTGCAGGAGAAACATTCATGAAAATGAGTTTGCGGAAGAAAACGTTGATTATTGGGCGTTCGTACCAAATGACGAACGAGAATTTAATCCCAATCCCACACAGGATTTCCGATTGACCGCTAAATTTGCCAAGAAGATTTCCATGACCCAGAAGAATCAAAAAGGGGAAGATGCAAGGGAGTATTTCACAAAGGTGGAAGACAAGTTGAAAGAAGTGGTGATAAACCGTATGCAGTTATCCCCGGAGCTTCAAATGTTCATGCAGATGGGTGAAGCCATGGCAAAGCAGGAGTTGGAGCAGAAGAGACAGGCCAAGGAACAGGAACGGCAGGCCATAGAACTTAATGCGGTGAAGGAAAGCCAGAAAACGATAGTACAGGCACTTGGTAAGGATATTCAGAGAGGCTTCCGATCATGGGTAAAACACTCTTTAACAGCCATAGCAGAGAGCGAGAATTTTCAGTACATCGGTAGCCGGGAAGAGCGATATCAGGCTGTCTATGCCGAAAGTTATGAACGCCTTACATCGAAGCGGCCATGTAAGTTAAATCAGAGAGTTGCAAATGAACGTAGTAGAGCTATGGAGGCCGGTGCCAGTCAGGCAATGATTAAGGGGATCAACAAAATCTCCATTATTGAGGCTGATAAGGATTTAAAACCGGTCTATGAATCTGTGATCCGGGAAATGTTGGTGTTTTATTGTGTAGAGGTAAAGTGATTTGCTGGCCGGGACTTGGTTGCCAGGTAGAAACCATCTACCAGGCTTAGGCGCTAGGACGTTCTCCCACAAGTGGGTGAAACATTAAAACAAAAGGAGAGTATGCATCATGAAATATATAAGGGAAGTGAAAGAGGCGGTTAAACTTGGCCGGAATGCGAATTTAGATGAAATGATGTTCTGTAAGAATATGGCTGATGCCTACGGCTGCAAGCCTTTGAGCAGTGATAAGGATAATTTCAATGCATTTTTAAGTGCAATTTACCACTATGGCAAGATTCAGGGTGTTCGCCAGGAACGTGCAAAGAAAAAGATAAATGTGATATGTCCAAATATTGAAAAAGTTAGATTAAGGCTTGGAATGCCGAATGAAGAATTTGCAAAAAGTTTAGGTGTTCATCCCTCAATTTACCATAGCTGGTTAAGTGGTATGAGTCCTATACCCGCCGGAGTTCTTGTTAAAATGGCTAAATTGTGTAATGTCAGAGTGGATTATTTACTGGAAACGGAAGGAAAAGGGAGCATAAAGTGAAACGGCAAGGAGAAGAGGTAAAACAGTTTAATTGTGTAGATGATTTTGAGGACGATAGCTGGCCGCCAAAGCCCGTAACAATTTAACCAATCAGGGGTTAGCTAAAGAGATTGGGATGCCGGCGAGTACTTTCAGCAAGAAGACTTGCCACTTGGGAGAGTTCAGATGCTCGCAGTTGTGGCTGCTTGAAGAATTAGCTGGAAAGGAGGAACCCCATGCGAAAGTACCATGACAACTTAGACGATTACTCCGACACCCGCCCGTCACGCTTGATGGAGCTTACAAAGCGGATTATGCCGGCGGTAATCTTTGGTAGCAGTATGATTCTGATGTTTGCGGTTTGTGGAGCATTAGAGGTGATGTGAGAGGAAGTGTAAGGAAATGTGTGATTGCATGAAGAAAATGGAACAGAGATTTATCGATGAAATGGGCTTTGAAGAAGCGGAGGCCCCGGTGGAGCTGTTATCCGGTAGAGTATATCTTTCCTTCACAGTGAGAAGGAAGGGCAAAGCAAATACGAAGCAAATGTACGTGATGCTGTCAAAATGCCCGATTTGCGGACAAGAGTACAAGAACGCAGAAACCCCAGGAGCGGCAACTCCCAGGGTATCAAGATAATAATAAATAATTTTACAATCCCATTATACGGGGTGCGCAGGAGGAAATCAAGATGAATACAAAAATTACCAATAATACAGTTACTTTGATCGGAGATATTGTTTCTGGATTAGATTTTAATCATAAGGTGCTTGGCGAGGGATTTTACATGGCGCATTTGTCCGTGAAGCGGTTAAGCAAGGTTGTTGACATTATTCCGATTATGATTTCGGATCGTCTGATCGATGTAAGCAAGAAAAATTACAGAGGAAACACAGTAAAAGTAAGCGGAGAATTCCGGTCATATAACCAGCAAGAAGGAGATAAAAGAAGGTTAGTTCTCTTTGTGCTCGTTGAAGACATTGATTTTGTGGATGAATTTGTTGATCGTACGGAAAACAATCAGATATCACTTAATGGCTTTATTTGCAAAACTCCAATTCATAGAGAAACGCCAGCCGGTATCAAAGTCACAGATTTACTAATTGCGGTTAATCGTCCATCTGGTAAATCTGATTACATACCTTGTATCGTATGGAAAAGAAATTCCAGGTATTCAGCTTTATTCACGGTAGGGCTTAAGGTACAGCTGTCTGGGCGAATTCAGAGCAGGGACTATAACAAAAAGATGGGAAGTAGAGAAGAAAAAAGAACTGCTTACGAAGTTTCCGTTAGCAGATTTGATATGTGATGCATTAAAGAAAAATCCTAAAATACAGGGGAATGGCAGTTTATAGAATTTTTATATTTAGAAATTTTACTCATGCAAATACCTATTTAGTTGATTAAAAACCTATAAAAATCATGCCCCACTTAAAAAAATAAAACTGTGATTAATACTAATTATTTTTAAAATAAAAACAAATATTTTTCTACTCAATTAAATCATGATTTAACGGATTAAGGCTTATTTATGAGCAGCTTTGGGGGTATTTACAGCCTTGAATTTAGGTGATATCATACCCAGCACAAGGCCTTGGAAACAGAATATGGATTTAAATTTAATGGAAAAGGAAGGTCAATTTAATGGATTTAGAAAATAAAGAACTATTATTGGAGGCTATCAAAAAAGGTAACCGGGTACAAGATCCGCTTATGAGTGTTGAAAAACTTCTTGCATATGTTGGGGCAGAAAAATATGCTCCAGCCTGCTGTAACAGATTTAGATTTGCTAAATTAGTTGATGAAAATCATATCATTCAGATTAACCCAGCAGAGAAGAATCTACATATGGATTTTCAGGGATTTAAAAAGTGTAAGGAAATTTTAAATGGATATATGGAACCTGAAATGTATCAGCAAATATCCGAATATTTTGAAAGTACTGATAACGTGACCAGATCACTTAACAACTTCCTGTTTCACTTACGGAATAGCAGCAAGGAAGATTTACGTAAGATGTACCGTGAGGCTTCTGAAACAGAGGCTCTAAAAGGAAAGTGTTATTCACCAGATATTATTTTGGAAGAATTAAAAAGCCGGCGATTATTCCGTAAAGAGTATTTAGAGATAAAGTTGATCCTTAAAACTTGCTTTGTGGCCATTTGGTACTATCACCAATTTAAAGGACTTCCTACACTTGCTAGTGAGGCATTGAGCCTTTCAAAGTTAAAAGTACAGCAGTATGATGGCGGACCGTATTTCTGGGCGCTATTCCGTTTTCAGATGAAGCACCGGAAGTATAAAAAACCCAAGAAGTTGAGAAGGAAAGATTTGAAAAAGTATGTATTCCTGGGGGTAAAAGCATTCGGCAAAGAGTGTTTTAAGAATCGGGATCACTCAAAGATAAAGTCAATGGAAAGAATAAACTGGCTTTACGAAAGAAGCCATTCCATTATGACTGCAGTTGGTCTTCTTACACCTAGGGAATTAATGCAGATGTTTCCCGTCAAAAAGGATTATGGTGGCGAAAAAGGAGGCTATAAGGATTATTTCTGGGTAATGGAGAAATTAGGTAAGTTACCTTCGGACAAGCCGATTGGATCAGCGCAGGATGCTGCAGATGTTTTATGGAATTATGCGAATCCGGATATAGAATATTTTCTCATGATGTGGATTCATAGTATTGACGATTTAAGCACTTATTGTAATAATGATAAGCCGTTCAAGGCTTTCTATAGCAGACGTGATAAGGAGGTTGCTTCTGTATGAGTAATTTAACAATATTTAGTTCTGATGTAATTCCAGTATATGCAACTGACAAGGGAGAAAAGGTTGTGTATGGGAGAGGGTTGCAGGAAAAGTTAAAAATAAAGGGTGATTATACCAGTTGGATAAAAGAGATGATTGGATATGGATTTGAGAACCGAAAGGATTTTGTTGATTTCTGGCAAAATGATAGCGTCATGATTTTTGAGGACGCTCATTTTAAATCATCACAGCAGGCATCTGCCTTGGGATACTCAAAGAATCATCTTTTGAAATTGGATATGGCGAAACATATTGCTATGATTCAAAGAACTCCTGAAGGAAAGATCATTCGCCAGAAACTTATAGATTTGGAAAAAGAGCCAGTAAAAAAACTGACAAATGAGCAGATCATGAGGATCCAGCTTGGAATGATGGACGAGCAGGGCGAAAGGCTGGAAGGCGTGGAGCAGAGAGTTGATAAACTGGAAACCTCAATGACAGTGGACTATGAACAGCAACAACGGCTTAAGGAGTTGGCCAAGACCGTAGTTCTTAATGCGGTAGGCGGTAAAAGAGCCCGTGCTTATACATATCAGTATCCTCAGCGAGATGAAAACGACAAGCCTCCTAAAATGTACGGCATGGTTATTTCAAGGCTTTGGCATGACTACCAGGATTATTTTGAGGTTAATTCCTACAGAAACACTCCAAAAGTTAAATATGAGGAAGCTCTTAAGTATATCAATGCATGGCAGCCGTCAACAAATATGCAGTTAGACATTGGGAAAATCAATAGAGGGGAGATGTAGCTATGACAGTGCCAAGAATGAGAACAGTCCAGCAGTGTGCCGCTTTCTTCAAGGAGCAGGACCCTGAGTGTTGTATTGGGGAATGGTGTATCAGGCAATTGGTAAATCAGGGAAAGATTCCAGTATGCCGTTCTGGTAGAAGAATTTTAATTAATCTTGATATGCTGATTGAGTATTATGCAACAGGAGAAGTGGATCAGGAAACTGAACCGGCTACCGTAACAAGAATTCACTAAAAAACAGCCCCAAAGGAAGTTGGTGCTTCCCAGGGGCAAACACAGCCGGAGCTGTGAAAATCAAAGGATTAAGTACATAATAGCACGGCTCTGGCGAAAAATCAAAGGAGGATTTAAGAAATGGGAGTAAAAAACGTTATTTTAGCTGCAGGTGAAGTCACTAAAGTTGATCCTCACTATGATATGACTTTTGATCAGGCATTAAGTATTAAGAATTATTATGGCGGTAACGTTGAGTCTATAGCGTGTGCTTTTAATTATGGCTATTTACAGGGAATGACAGCAGCCAATTCTGCTGGTAATAATGAGGGGGAAGAAAGCAACAGCCAAAGCTCCATGGCTGAAACAATTATAGAAAAAATCAAAGCTGCAGATGAAGATAAGCTCCGTAATCTTTCCTTGTTTATTGACGTGTTTTTGGAAGATAAAAAGCCTGCCAAAAGCATATAATAGACAAGTTAAATATGCCATAAATAACGTGGTTACTATGCTTTTAAAGGTAGTAACCACAGGAAGGAAAAGGGATGAATGGTTGGATAAAAATTCACCGAGAGCTATTTGATAAGCCTATATGGGTCCTTTCGTCATCTGAGCAGAAAACTGTTCTGATTACCCTTTTATCAATGGCAAATTATAAAGAAAAAAGGTGGGAGTGGAATGGTCAGCAATATGATTGTGTTCCAGGTCAATTCATCACCAGCCTAGAAAAAATAGCTGAAAAATCAGGGAAAGACGTTAGTATACAGAACGTTAGGACTGCAATTAAGCGATTTGAAAAGTACGGATTTCTAACAAACGAATCAACAAAGGCTGGACGGCTGATAACCATTGTAAATTGGGGGCTTTATCAAGTTAATGATGAAGAACCTAACAAAGACGATGACAAAGACCTAACAAAGAGCCAACAAAGACCTAACAAAGACCTAACAACTACTAAAGAATATAAAGAATATAAAGAAGGAAATAAAGAGAAAGAAAATGATAATACAGTATTTGACAATACTGTTCGTAGCACTGAAGTGCAACAAGTCATTGATGCATGGAATTCTTTACCTGGATTGAGTAGGATTAAAAAAATTGTTTCAGGCACCCAGCGCTATGGTTGGCTAAAAGCCCGGATCAGAGATTATGGACTTGATGAAGTCTTAAAAGCTGTTGAAAATGTGCGGAGCAGCCCTTTCCTTCTTGGTCAAAGTAAAAAAGGCTGGACCATTACCTTTGACTGGTTCGTAAGACCCAATAATTTCCATAAAGTCTTAGAAGGTTATTACAATGACAAGCCGGGTGATGAAAATAAATCAGATTCAGACGAATGGTTAGGAAGGTGGAATAAAGATGACTAAAAAAGAATTTACTGAAATCGCAACAATGTTTAAGAATGCATATAGACAAAAGAATTTCATGGCAGCAGAAGATGAATGGAAGGTCTGGTATGACTGCCTTAAAGACCTACAGTTCTTTTATTTGCAAAAGGCGGCCTTACAGTGGGTACAGTACAACAAATTTCCTCCTACGATTGCTGAGCTCCGGGAATCTTGCAACAAGATTATTTTTGAGGAGAGAAATGATCCTGACAATCGAGATAAGTTCTGGCAGTAAGATAAAGCCTCTAAGTGTCTTGGAGTGTAAGTTACTTTTGATGATCAGCCGGAAGCTGGCGAATAAGACATCGGTGAGGTGGTAGAAGTGAAGAGAATGACCAAGGCAAGGCTAAAAGGTTATCAAAGGTTAAAACTGGATATAGTCTGCCTGGAGCATGAAATCAGCGCTATGGAGGAAACTGACAGCGGTATGGGACATAGTGTTATATTGGACTACCAGAGAGGCTATCCCAGGCCACAGAGCGTAACAGGATTTGACTGGAAACGATATGAGCAGAAACAGGATCTTCTGGTCAGGAAGAAAGCAGAGGCCGCCTGGATTGAATCATGGATAGAAGCCATTGAAGATGGACAAGTCCGGTACGTCTTCAGCATGAGGTACATAGAGAATTTAAGCTGGAAGGATATTGCTAAGAAGATCGGCATACCGCAGAATGAGGACTATCCCAGAAAGTGCATTCGTGATGCCTATTTCAAGAAAATGGAAATTAAGTAACGATTTTCCGTATTTTCCGTTTTTTCCGTTTTATAATATACTTAGGTTATCAGGTTAAAGCCGATAGCCTCCCCCTAAAATTTTCAATCGTTTCACAAGGCGCCGGACAGTGGCGGTCAACTTCAGGGTAGCCGAAAGGCTTAATGTTACCGCCCAAACAAATGGTCTGCTAGACAGACTGGAAACCCTCTTGCAGTTGGTGTAACGGCGCACATGGACTGCAATCCTAAAGTTGCCAGGTGTAAAACCCCTGGTAATTAATATAAAGTATTCTCCTTTTGAAAACACCCATCTTGGTTAAGCCTTGATGGGTGTTTTTATTTAAAATATTTATCACGAGACAAGATAACCCTGCGTAAGCTGTATTAAAAGGTGTAACAAACTCCTTTAAATATTCTTATTTCCCTGCGGCTGCTATGCTGAAAATGTGGAGTAGCTGGTTCATACTTGATTCTTTCTAGGAACGCCTGTCGATTTTTAGTCGATGGGTGTTTTCTTTTGGAAAAATTTGGTATATGATGAAATAAAAAAGGAGAGGGGGACTTCTATGAAGTGCGAAAGGTGCGATGTTGAGATGTATAAGGAATCCATTTCTTTTTCATTGGGATACAGTAAAGACAAGACGTACCCTAATGGTGTGACTTACCAGGAGCAAATATTGGCAAAAAGTATTTACACTTGCCCTAATTGCGGAAAAATAGAACTTAACGTAAGAGAATAGTAATTACCACAGAGGCACTCACCCGGTGTCTCTTTTTTATTATAAAAAATTAGCCAGATTGGAAGGTGAGGTGAGACTGATGGCATTAACAGCCAAACAGAAAATATTTGCAGATGAATACCTGATTGATCTTAATGCTACCAGAGCTTACAAGGTAGCTTATCCCAAGATCAAGAAAGACGAAACTGCCAGAGCGAACAGCAGTCGAATGCTAACAAATGCTAACGTTGCAAGTTATATTGAAAAGCGAATGAAAGACCGGGAAAAGCGTACTGAGATCACCCAGGACATGGTTTTAAAGGAACTTGCAAAGATTGGATTCGCCAATGTTACGGATTATGTTACGATTGAAGGTCCCTATGTAAAAGTTAAGCAAACGGAAGATATACCAAGTGAAAAGATCGGCGCCATTGCCGGAATCAAAGAAGGGGCGAACGGTATTGAAATTAAGCTGAATGATAAAGGCAAGGCCCTGGAACTAATTGGCAGGCACCTGGGCATGTTTAAGAATAAGCTGGAAGTCTCTGGCACTCTGGAAACCGAGAAAACCAAACTTGACGATCTGATCAAGCAGATGCGTGGCGGTGATGGATAATGAGTAATGAACGCCTGCTCCTGTCAGGGAAGTACAAAGCATTTCTTAAATGTGATGCCCCGGTGGAATTCTTGGAGGGAACCACTGCTGCCGGGAAAACAACGGTAGGACTGTTTAAGTTCATGCTTAAGGTTGCAGAGAGCCCCAAGAAGTTGCACATCATTGCGGCAAAAGATACCGGTACCGCAGAGAAGAACATCATCAATAAGGATCTGGGGATTATAGATGATTTCGGGATTCTGGCTGAATACAACGGCAACGGAACCAAAGACGATAAGATTCCGCACATTCTTTTTCGCACTTCCGGAGGGGATAAGGTCATCTATGTTTTAGGTTACGGGGATAAAAAGAAGTGGCAGAAAGCCTTGGGCGGTCAGTATGGTTGTCTGTATATAGACGAGATCAACACGGCTGACATTGAGTTTGTAAGAGAGTCAGCCATGCGTTGTGATTACCTGATGGGAACGCTTAACCCCGATGATCCCAACCTACCGGTATATAAAGAGTATATTAATTGCTCCCGCCCGCTTTCCGAGTGGCAGGATGAAACACCAAAAGAAATAATGGAAGAATTGCGAGAGGAACCAAAGCCCGGCTGGGTGCATTGGTTCTTTTCTTTTACCCATAATTTGGGCCTGCCCAAGGAGAAACTGGAGAATATTATCCGGAATACTCCGAAAGGCACAAAGATATGGAAAAATAAGATCCAGGGCTTACGAGGAAAAGCAACCGGCTTGATCTTCAGCAATTTTGACCGCAAGAAGCATGTGGTCACAAAGGAGCACGCAAAGCAGTTTATCCGGAATCAAAATGACCGCCATCAGACTGAATGGTTTGTACACTTTTCAGCAGGGCTGGATACGTCCTATTCCCAGAAGTCCCCGGACACCATTTCCATGAGCTTTATTGGTATTACAAACCTTGGAAACTGCTATGTGCTTGACGAAAAGGTTTATAACAATGCAGAACTGGGAACTCCTCTGGCCCCTACGGATACGGTCCGAAACTTTATTGACTTCCTTGATCGCAATCGGAGCGAATGGGGATTTGCTAGAGATACGTTCATAGATTCCGCGGATCAGGCAACTATAACCGAGTTTTTAAAGTACAAGCGCTTGAATGGCTGCGTTTACAATTTCAATGATGCCTGGAAGAAAGAGCAGATCATTGACCGTATCATCAATCAGTTAAACTGGTTTGCAGATGCGGGAGCAAAGCCATGTTTTTACATTGTGGACACTTGCGTCAATTATATTCGGGAGCTTGAAGTATATAGCTGGTTGGAAGAAAAAGACAATACGCCAGAAGATAAGAATGATCACATGGTAAATAGCGTGCAGTATGCATGGCTGCCATACGAGGTGAAAATAGGAACAGGAAGGAGGAGTTCATAAATGGGTTGGTTTAAAGATATGTATTTCAAGTTGCTTAAGGTTGTGCGAGCAAAAGAAAGACAGGTAGTTATAAAGGAACCGCTTTCCTCTCAAGGGAATGTCTTAAAAAATAAGATCTGGTATCGTGGGGATCCATCAGAGCTGGAACAGTTCTTTAAGCAGACAGCTTACTGCGATGTATTCAAAGCAAGGTTCTGGGCTTCCGTACCATTCAGGAAAGTAAGAAAAATTCATTCCGGCATTGTAGGGATTGTGGTGGATCGGTTTAAGGATATTATAACCGCAGATCTTAATGATATCAGTTTTGGAGAAAAAGGAGACAATCAGCCTTTAAAGGAATTGTGGGATGAGATCACAAAGGATAATGACTTTGAAGGGCTCCTGGGTGAAGCGGTGGCCGGTGCTCTATCAGCCGGTGATGGTGCCTTTAAGATAAGTCTTGACCATGTCAGTAAATATCCTGTTATAGAGTTTTACGAGGCGGACCGGATAGAGTATAAATACCAGCGAGGTAGGTTATTAGAAATTGTCTTTTCCACAGCGTATCCTTATCCCAACAGCGAAGCAAAGGAGTACCGCCTGGAAGAAACCTACGGAAAGGGGTATGTGACTTACAAGCTGTTTGATGATGGAGGCGGTGAAGTTCAGCTTAACACTCTTCCGGAAACGGCAATTTATGAAGATACTGCTTTTGACGGGGATTACATCATGGGTGTACCCCTTATCTTCTTCACATCAAGTAAGTGGAAGGGCCGAGGCAAAGCACTGTTTGAAGGAAAGACAGACGATCTGGACGCCTTGGACGAAGTAATCAGCCAGTGGCTTGATGCAGTGAGGAAAGGAAGAGTTAACCGGTATATTCCGGAAGATATGGTCCCAAGGGATCCAAACACCGGACAGCTCATTGAACCGAATGAGTTTGACAATGATTACATAGCCATTGGAGCAGTAAAGAAAGAGGGGTACAGCGATAAAATTGAGGTAGTCCAACCTCAGATATCCTATGAAGCGTATTTAAACAGTTATTCGGCCTTTATGGATCTGGTGCTACAGGGTATCATTTCTCCTGCTACTCTTGGTATTGATCTGAAAAAGACAGATAATGCGGACAGCCAAAGGGAAAAGGAGAAAATCACCATGCATACCAGGGGAACGCTAGTTAAGGTTCTTTGCAAGGTGCTTCCAGAGCTGGTAAGTAAAGTCATGATGACTTATGATCAGATGCAGGAGAAGACGCCCGGAGAGTATGAGGTTTCCGTTAAGTTCGGAGAGTACGCAGCTCCAGGCTTTGATTCCGTGGTGGAGACGGTTGGCAAGGCCAGAACCAGCGGAGTCATGAGCATAGAAAAATCCATAGATGAAATGTATGGCGACACTCTGACGGAAGATGAAAAGGCAGAGGAAGTTAAACGGATCAAGAAGGAGCAGGGTATCTTTGAAACAGACGAACCTGGACTAAATACGGAGGGAGTGATAGTAGATGAAGGTCAAGGTAATGAACCGCCTGTACAAAATGAGCCAGCTGGAGTACCAGGGACTCTTGAAAGTGGCAAGTGAGCAGGTGCCTTTCGGAATTTACGCCATTGAGAAGAGTGGGTATGCAGAGTTGCGGCGTGATAATTGTGAGAGTATTACCCGCTTAAAGAATCTAGCCCGCCAGTTTAAAGCACAGGGATATAAAGTCCTGTCAAATGGTAGGTGATACCGTGAATGAGTATGATATTGCCGCAGCCTTTGAGGTCATTGAGCAGGAACTGATTTCTTCCATGATCCGGAATATGGACCGACATCGAGCCGAAGAACTTAAAGAAGGTTATGAATGGTCCATGTGGCAGACTGAACAGCTTAAGGCTTTTGAAAAATATAAACTGGAAAACCAAAAGAAATACGGTAAGCAATTTAAAAGCATTAATGGTCAGATTGAGGAACTGATCTGGCAGGCCAGACAAAAGGGAGGGTTAAAACAGGAGGAACAGATCCTACGCGCTATCAAAAACGGCTTTAAAAGTTATATGCCCGCATCGGCAGCTATGCAAGGGGAATTCTTCAAACTCAATACCCGAAAACTGGAGGCTCTGGTCAAGGCAACCACTCACGACATGGAGAAAGCGGAAACAGCAATCCTGCGCAGGGCTAACGACCAGTATCGTAAGGCTATTTTCAATGCCCAGGTATATGCCAATTCAGGAGCCGGCACTTACGAAAAGGCTGTGGACATGGCCACCAAAGATATGTTATCCCGGGGACTTGCTTGCGTGGAGTATAAAAATGGAACCCTCCATACATTGGAAGACTATGCGGACATGGCGATCAGAACAGCCAGTAAGCGGGCATATTTGCAGGGTGAAGGAGAGAAGCGTCAGGAATGGGGAATCACCACGGTTATAGTTGCGAAGCGTGGAAATCCCTGTCCCAAATGTCTGCCTTTTGTTGGAAAAGTACTCATAGATGATGTGTGGTCCGGTGGAAAAGCGAGTGATGGCCCATACCCTCTCATGAGCAGAGCAATGGCGAAAGGTTTGTACCACCCAAGGTGCAAAGACAGTCATAGCACTTATTTTCCGGGGATATCCACCGCAGAAGATACCTGGACAAAAGATGAGCTGAAAGGCATTGAGCAGAAGTATAAGCAGGAACAGAATCACCAATATGCCAGAAGGCAGGCGGACAAGTTTGGACGGCTGGCAGAATACTCACTGGATAAAGAAAATAAGGAAAATTACAAAAATAAAGCAGATGAATGGTCAAATGTATCGCAAACTGATATAATACAAGAAGGAGCTTTTAAGAACCTTGTCATTGATCAGCTCCCCACCATAGACAGTATTAACACCAACCAGGACAGAAAAGCGTTTGCTGAACGATTGATTGACCGGTTAGGGATTGACAGATCACGCGTGCCTGTGGAGATAAGAAAGATGGATTCTAGAGGCGGGTGCAGCTATTACCCTAAGTCGGATAAAGGTGTTTGCGAGTATATAGAATACGCACTACAAGCGGATGATGATCGGTCAATGCCTTATCAGATAAAAACTGCATTTCATGAATCCTATCATTTTTCCCTACAAGGTCATAAATGGGACGCTGTAAAAGGTGGGCGCCCTAATGAAAAATGGCGTGTTATGGAGGAGACTTTCGCAGAGGTAGCGGCCCATCATGCGGCAGAACTATACGGCATTGAAGAGAAGCTTGCGCCAGCTTATGGCGACATTCTGGCAAAGACGCTGCCAAGACTTAAAAGGCTGCCTAAGTTCAAAAACTGTAATACGGTAACGGAATTTGGTAAAATAGCTTGGAAAGACCGTCTTCTTGGAAATAGTGGTGTTTGGGAACAATTATATAATGATTCGTTTTCCTTAGGTTTTGATGAACAAAGTTATTATAAGCAGTATTTTAAAAGTATTGGAATGCATGAAAAAGAACTGTTTAGCAAGTTTTTTGAGAACAACCCAAAACTGCAGCAATATGAACAAATGTTGAAAGATGATCTAAAAGGTGCAATGTATAAGATTGACCAGGGAATACCACTGGAGAATTTGAGCAATAATGAGCGCATGATATTTTCAAATATGATAGCAAATACTATGTGGAAGGAGGGAATTAAGTAATGTTTTTCATTCAAAAATCATGGTTTCATAATCCAGATCATGAAAATCAGGTATACGAATTGTTTAATGAGTATTTTCCAAACACCTGCGTTTTATCTGCCGAAGAAATTGAAAAGCAGAAAGAATTTCCAGATAGGCTAAAGAAGCTTGGGGAATTGGAAATATTAAGGCATTACGAAAATGGAGAAATTATTATGAATGGGTGATACCACTAGTCAGAAAATGGCTGGTGGTATTTTTATGTTCAGAGGTTGCGATATCGCAACAGGAAGGATCCCAATGAACCGGATTAGAGAAGATCCAATATAATTACATACCTATATTAACAAAACGCGCAGGACTTCCTGGGCGTTATTTTATTGCGTAGAAAGGATGAGATCATGAAAAAAGAAGAATTTGTTGCGCTGGGAATTAGCGAGGATCAGGCTGCAAAAGCGGCAGAAGCATCTAAAAAGGAGCTGGAGTCTTATGTCCCTAAAGCAGACTATGACGCCGCCAACCAGGTAAAAGGTCAACTTGAAAAGGATATCAAGGACCGGGATAAGCAACTGGAGGACATAAGAAAGAACAGTGGAGACAACGCAGAATTGCAAAAGCAGATTGAAACACTGCAGGCAGAAAATAAAGCTGTGATGGAAAAGAACGAAGCAGATATGAAGGAACTGAAACTATCCACTGCCATTAAGCTGGCACTTGGTGAGTCTGCGCAGGATGCAGACCTGGTATCTGGCTTGTTTGATAAATCTAAGCTGATTCTTTCCGATGATGGGAAGATCACTGGACTGGAGGAGCAGTTAAAGTCCATAAAGGAATCCAAGCCGTTTTTATTTAAAGAAAATAAGACAGAAACCGAGAATAAACCAGGCTTCCGTCCTCTTGGCGCTCCTGGTCAGCAGGCCCAGGGAGCAATTAAAACCAACGAAGGCAAGGTAGATATGAAAGCTGCTATTGAAGCAAAGCTTCAGGCGCAGATGCCTTCCAAATAAAATTAAAGGAGATAAACAACTATGGCTATTACTTTAGAAGAATCAAAGAAAAATGTGCAGGACGACCTGCAGATCGGGGTGATTGATGAATTCAGAAAATCCAACTGGATCCTGGATCACATCACCTTTGATGATGCCGTTTCCCCGACGGGAGGCGGAGCAACCCCCACTTATTCTTACACCAGACTGAAAACACAGCCTACTGCGCAGTTCCGTGAAATCAATAAGGAGTATACACCTCATGAAGTCACTAAGGAACGCCATTCCGTTGATATCAAAGTATTTGGTGGATCTTATCAGATTGACCGTGTTATCGCCAATATGGGCGGTATTGTGTCCGAAGTAGAGTTACAGCAGTCCCAGAAAATCAAAGCAGCACAGGCATTGTTTAATGATACCTTTATCAACGGTGATAGCGCAGTGGACAGCGACGCTTTTGATGGTCTGGACAAAGCTCTAACTGGAAGTTCCACGGAATATAACACCGGAGCATCAGTCATAGATCTATCAACTTCTGAGCTGGTAACGGATAATTTCCAGTACTTCTTGGATATGTTAGATGAATTCCTCCGCGGTCTTGATGGAGAACCGTCTTTCATTGCAGGCAATACCAAACTGATCTCCAAGCTGAGGGCCTGTGCAAGGCGTGCTTCTATGTATCAGGTGACAAAGACTGACTGGGGGACTAACGTAGAATCATATGGAAATACTCCGTTTGTGGATCTCGGAGCAAAGCCAGGAACCAATGACGAAGTGGTGGGCATTGATGGGACCAAAGGCACCACGTCTCTTTTTGCAGCAAGGCTGGCACTGGACGGACTTCACGGTGTATCATTTGCAGGAGTGGCACCGGTGCAGACATGGATTCCTGACTTTACCACGGCAGGAGCAGTAAAGACCGGTGAAGTGGAAATGAATGCGGCAATCGCCTTAAAGGCTTCCAAAGCAGCTGGTACATTCCGTAATATCAAAGTGAAATAAGGAGGATTATCTATGAAAGTATATGCCCCAAATAAACAGTACACTGGTACTTCTGCCAGTGTACCTTTCTGCAACGGTGTGGGAGAAACAGATGATCCCCACCTGCTGAAATGGTTTCACAGTCATGGTTATGAAGTGGAGGCGCTGCCTGTAGAACCAGAAGTGGATCCAGAAGAACAACCCGAAAATGGAGCGGAAGGTTCGGAAAGTGAACCTGATAAAGAGACAAAGAGAGGGAAAACGGCCAGCCAGAAAGCGGGTGAGTAATATGTCATATACCCCTTATGCTACGCCAGAGTATTATAAAGAAATCTATAAAGGCAGCATGGTACCAGAAGATGATCGGGAGAAGGCACTCCGACAAGCCAGCCGTCACATTGATTCCCTGACCTACAACCGTATTGTGGGCCGGGGATTTTCTAATCTGACAGAATTCCAGCAGGAAGTCATTCAGGAAGTGATCTGCCAGCAGGTCGACTTTGAATACGAGAATGCCGATGAAATCAACACAATTCTTTCCAGCTACAGCCTTAATGGTGCGTCGGTTCAGTTTGGCAGTTCATGGAATGTATTTACAGATAAAGGAATTGCCATGATGCGTGATGTATACGCTCTGCTGTCCCAGACGGGCCTGTGTTGCCGATTAACGAGGTGAGCCTATGAAATATCCATGTTTAGTGCCGAAGCGTCTCTGTAAGACCGATATTCACGTTCATTTGGAGAGTGAGGAAACTAACAGCCTGAGTGAGCCAAAGTATGTGGCAGATCTTCCGGATTTGAAATGCAATTTCCAGGACCGGGCAAAGACGATCCTTACAGCAGAAAAGAAACTGGTCCAGATCACCGGGACGGCCATGTTCCCCGGTGATATTGCCCCAGACTTCCCAACCTTGAGCGGGGGTACCGTTACTGTATTTGGGGAAGAACGGCGGATTGAGCAGGGAACCAAGAACCGGAATCCAGATGGGACTGTGAATTTCTGTACATTGGAGGTAGTCTGATGCAGGTAAAATCCACGATAAAAATGAATATGCCACGGATCCGGCAGTTGACCGGGGCCGCCGTAACTGCTTTGGAAATGACAGCGGAAGCACTACATACAGAAGTTTTGCAGTCTGAGATAATGCCATTCGATATGGGCAGTCTGCAAAATGATAGCACGTTTGTTGACAGCTCCGATTCCTCCAAAGGAAAGGTTCAGTTGGTATCCAGTATGCCATATGCAAGACGGCTATATTATCACCCGGAATATAATTTTAAGACTGATGAAAATGCTTTTGCAAGTGGCCAGTGGTATGAACCGTGGTTACCTGGTGGTATTAGTGCGGATTTTGCACCAAAAGCATTTAAGAAACTTTATAAGAAAGTAGGTGGCGTGTGATGCTAGCTCTAAAAGATATTAGGCAGTATATATCCAGTTTTGAAATAGCGGCAGATGATAATGTCTACATCGGCAAGCTGGATAATAAAAAGCAAAAGTCCATCGGTGTTTACAGCCGTCCCACCTCTGGTGCTGCCAATATTGCTATTGGTGGGCTGGAATGCACCACCTACGACACAAAGCCGATTTCTCTACTGATTCATTGGAGCAAAAGCAAAGATGAGACCGAGAGAGTGGCCTATAATTTATTTGAAAAACTAAGAAGTGTAACCAGCCTATCCATAGGAGATACCCCTATTAATTATCTGCGCTTGATGGTTCCCGAACCGCAGGACGTTGGGACAGATGATAATGGAGTATATGAGTATGTGATCTGGCTGGATTTTAATTATGAAAGGAAAAGGTGAAATTTATGGCAGAAGCTAAAGTATATCCGGTTAATAATAACAAATTCAAGGTGGGATTAGATGGCAAAAAGGATACAATGGTCACAGTTGCCAACCTTACAAATTTTGCACCAAGCATTGAGGGTGGTGTGGAGGAGTGGAATGCCATGGAGCATGAAGGCTGGGGAGACGCAATGATGACCAGTAAGAAGCTG